GCCATTTATTAAGTGACCAGGTATGTTTTCAAAATACTGATAAGCCCCCCTTTATTTTTGAAGCGTTAATAGATATATATACCCTTAAATTTATTATTAGTATTGACAATGAGAGGTTACTAATTGAGTTAAACGGAAAACCAGAAATAAAAATGAATTTAAAGGGGTTTCATAACATACAATTAATTGGGGTATCTCAAAGCACAGTACACAATAGTTTTTTTTTACGTGCGCACACATACAAAGTATCTACACACGAATTGTGCTTATATCTCAATAGTTGAACAAAATATAGAAAATACTTTAAATGAAAATAACAGAAAATTGTAAGCCTATGACATTTGAGCAGTTAGCTAAATATGAAGCTCAAAAAAAGGAAAACGAAAGGATTTTAAAAAAGTTAAGAGGTAGTTTAAAAGAAGGTATGCACACTTATACTTTAGAGGGTTATACATACACTATTTGGGGTTGGCATAGTTTTTATAACTGGAAAGAATATCTAATTTGTGGAAAAGAAAAAACTGAATCAAAAAATGAAAATCTGGAAAAACTATAAAACAAAGGCAGCTTTCCTGCCAATGGCAAAAACTCGCAACTGCTTTATGGTTTGTTTTCATTGTGAAAGGTTATGGCAGCGAATACAAACCGAATGGGTTCACATGATAACCACCGAAAAAGGTAAAAATTTCTTTGTTTGTGATGGTTGCAGGGATAAAATTAATAACGAACAAAAATAAAAACTATGTCAAAAATTCAAGATGTAAACTTTCCAACTATCACTACCCTATTAGTTGAGGTAAAGGCGCTAAGAATAGGAAAAAAGCAATGTACTATATCAGTTTTTAAACAATTAGAAAGCCTTTATTTTAGTAAAGATACTATAGTTGATAAGATGGAAGTTTGGGGCTATGTAAAATATAAAGAGGATGACTATTATATTATTTCCCTTGACGGTAGCTTACATAAAATAATTGACGATAAGATAGATAGGCACTATATAGAACGGGCTGAATTTATTAAAAGGTCAATTGAATTTCATAAAAGTAAATTTTACGCTGCTATTGAGCAATATATAAAAAAAGAATCAAGCGCAGAATATTTAAGCGACCTAGAAAACGACTATGAAAATATTGTCAGGGCAGTAGCTAATAGGTTAGGTTATGAAATAGGGGCTAGTGTCCATCAAATGGAGATAACCGCAAACAATGCAGATTCTATAAAAAAATTATCAGAACTTAGTCTACAATGGGAAAAAGACGCAATTGACAAATATTTAAAAAGGTTGCCCCTTCAGGAATTTATTGAAAAATGCCAAGATTCAGAACAGCTTTTTATTGCAGTTTAAAATAAACACCCCCTACCCTATCCAAACAATAAATTTGACTAACAACCAACTTTAAACTATTTTTGTTAGTATGAAACGACCTATTGAAGTACAAGAAATTGAATTTTATAAATAATAATTATGGAAAATTTCAGCCCTGAAGAAATCAACACAATAAAGATTTTAGTAGTTTTCCTAGTCCTTTGGAGCTTTTGGAAAGCTTATGAACATCTTAAAAATTGAAAGCATGGCAGCAGCAAAAGGAAATAAATATGCAGTAGGGGCAAACAATGGTAGACCCCCAAAATATAAAACACTCAGACAATTAACAGTCAGATGTGATGAATATTTTAAACACATTGAAGGGGAAAGCCACCAAGAAAAACAAACAATTAAAGACCCTAAAACGAATGCACAAAAAGAGATTGATATTGAAGTTTGGGACAGACAACCAGAACCCCCTACTATCACAGGGTTAACCCTTTTTTTAGGTTTTGCTGATAAATCAAGCCTTTACGACTATAGAGATAAGCAAGTTTTTTCCCACCCTATAAAAAGAGCAATCACATTAATTGAGCATCACCACGAAAAAGGATTAGCTAACAAAAATTCAACAGGTCACATCTTTGCTTTGAAAAATAGAGGTTGGAGCGACAAAATAGAGGTTGAATCAACCACACAAAGCACAGTAAACATCACCCACCAGGAGGACATTATAACAACGCCTGAAGATGAAATAAGCGACACTTTAGAATAATGAAATGATTCACAATAAGACAAAAGTAGTATATTCAACCCTGAGAGGCTTAGGCAAAGGCTATGATATTATTGCCCAACAGGGGGGGACCTATTCAGGCAAAACTTTTGGCGTATTGGTTGCCCTTGCTTTGTTTATGCGAAGGACTAAACAAACATTAAAACTAAGGGTAATTGGTCAAACCAGAGAGCATTTGCAGGATGGTGCTTATGAAGATTTTGTAAACATAATAGAAGAGATTGGGGGCGTTAAAAAACACCAAGAACAAGCAAAAAAATTCTGGATTGGCAATTGTACAATCAAATTCCTGTCAGTCGATAAGATAGGAAAAGCCAAAGGACCTAAATTTGATATAACCTTTATTAATGAATGCAATTATTTAGCCTACCCTATTGCTAGGCAATTAATGCTTAGAACAAACATCTGCACAATTTTAGACTGGAATCCAGTTGGCCACTTTTGGTATCATAATAAAATAATCTTAGACACTCAAAAGAAAATATTATACAAGCGTTCTACCTACAAAGACAATCCAGCAGTACCAGAAAAAGTTGCTAGAGATATTGAAAGTTTAAAGATTACAGACCCCCAATTATACAGGGTCTATGCTTTAGGTTTAACAGGTACAATAAAAGGCTTAGTGTTTACAAAAATTGCCTATGTTGACAATTTCCCACCACATTGCAAAAAGCTTGGATATGGTTTAGATTTTGGTTTCACTAATGACCCTACTTGCTTAGTCAAAATTGGCGAACTACACGGGGAATTGTACATGCAGGAGCTTATCTATCAAACAGGGCTTACAAATCCTGAAATAGTCAAAGAAATGAAAGCCCTTGGAGTGCCAAAAATGGCAGAAATTTGGGCAGACCAGGCAGAACCAAAAAGCATAAAAGAAATTAATAACCTAGGTTACAGAAGATGCAAGGGGGCAAAAAAAGGTAAAGATTCAGTCAATCATGGAATCCAACTTTTGCAGCAATATAAAAAGAACATTGTTAATCCTTCCCTCAACGCCAAAAAAGAGGCAAGCAATTATAAATGGAAAGAAAATAAAGACGGTGAAGCCCTCAACATTCCAGTTGACAAATTTAATCACTTTTGGGATGCTTCCAGATACTACGGAATTATGAAATTGAAGTTAAGATGGAAACGTAGTGGCATTTCTAGTGGTAACGCACCTTATTAAACTACCTACCTACCCTAAATAGGGTAATTTTGAAGCGATAACAGAAGGGTTGACCGTAAAGGAATTACTTGCAGCAATCGAATTAATAAGACAGTTAAAGCTATAAGCTTATAAATAAAACTTAGCCCAAAAAGCCTTACTTAAATTAATAAGTAAGGCTTTTTCATGCCCACCCTACCATTTTTTGTATCAAATTTGCATTATTAAACACAATACATTAGTTTTGTAGTATCAAAATGCAACAATGTTGCATTAAAACATTAAAAAACTTACCTTCAAGCGCCAAAGAGGGAGCTAAAAACATCAAAAAATGTTATTTTCTCTTTTATGCGGATGTACAACTGGCGCTGCAATTCCTTCCTTAACGGCTACCACTACCAGACAGAATTTTGGCGAAGTGGTAAAAGTCATTTTTCAAAGACGATTAGATGGGGCAACTCTAAATGAATTTGTGATAGGTACAACAGACCCCAAATTAAAGGGCAGTTGGACTACCCTAAAAGCTGCTAGTGATGGTACAAAAGCGATCTTTTCACCTTATACAGAAGGCTATGAGGGAGCAGCAGGTAGTGCAATCAAATTTGGTGGCACAGGGCAAACAACAGGAGGCATACAAAGAGTTGTAGGCAAAGAACCTACACAAGTAAAAGGAACTTTCTTTGGAGCTTGGCAATCAACTATTCGTGAATTAGATGGAATTAGTTGTGAAGATCTTACGGTTTTTCTAGTAAATGAATGTGGACATATTGCAGGGGTTTCAGATGACCCAACCAACCCAACGACTTTCAAGGGCTTTCCTATTGCAATTCAATCTTTATTTATTGCTGACAAAACACACGGCAAACAGGCAGAAGATGATGCAAACGCCTTTGAATGGACTTTTAAACCAAACTGGTCTAAATATTTTACGGTTTTAGCGCCAACGGATTTCAACCCTGTTGATGATGCTGACCTGAACACAATCGCATAATTATGACTAAGGTTTTATTATATCATCCAGCTATTGCAGCAGATGGCAAAGAGTTTGACCGCAACCATGCTGACAGACTTTTAGCTATGACTGACAACGGTGGATGGTACGAAAAGGAAAAAACAGAAAATCCAGACAATGTCACTAACGGTCCAGCAAATACAGGAAAGACTAAAAGAGCCAAAGCACCAAAGGGTGCTAAAGGCCGCAATTAGTCACGAAAGGAAAGTTAGGTTTCATACCCAAACGACCCTTACAATGCACGACCAAACGGTTTCAGCAAACCCTTTTCTGGATTGGGTAAAGAAGCTAATTCCTTTTGATAAATTTCAGCTTTTCCTTTCCATGTTTAAGTTACCAGTCGAAACGGTAACGCTAACAGGGGAGATATTTGACGTACTTGACAAAATTTTTGATGGTCAGGATTCAGCAGATAATCTGCAATTTGCCAGCAGGGAACTTTTAGAAGATGCAAACAACCATTTAGAGCAGACCGAATTTAAAAAAGATTGGCGTAAAAGGTCAATGAATGCTTTTAAGACTAGGTTCAATTCTATAATGATTGTTGACCTACCAACAGAGCAAACGACCGAAAGACCAGAACCCTATTATTATTTTTTACCCCTTGAAAGAGTGATTGATTTTGAGTCAAAAGGGGAATCAATAAACTGGTTAATTTTTGATATTAACGAAAGCACATTAGCTGTTTTAGATAATACAAGCTACAGGATTTTTCAAAAAGTTGAAAAGTCTAAAGATGAAATAAGCCAGATACCAATTTCAGACAATGCACATAATTTAGGTTATTGCCCTGCTAATTGGTTTTTGTCCGACCCCGTAAATAGTTCAGCGCCGCAGATTAAAAAAAGCGTATTGACTGACTATTTAGCGAGCCTTGACAAATATTTATTTTTCCTTATTTCTAAGCATGTTTTTGACATGTACGCCCCTTACCCTCTTATATGGGTATTTGATGAAGATTGTGATTATTCAAGACAGATTGAAAGGGGAGAAGGTCTAGCAGAATGTAAAAAGGGATTTTTGGTAAATGAATCAAATATTAGTTTACTTGATTCTGGAGGCTACCCTCAACAATGCCCACTATGTCAAAAAAGACGATTGACAGGCGCAGGGGGTATTATAAAAGTGCCAACCCCTGAACAAGCAGACGGGGCAAATTTACGGCAACCAATGGGGATAGTTGAGATGGGAACAAATCAACTAAATTACACGGTTGAAGAGTGCGAAAGAAGAAAAGTAGCAATTTTTGAGGGAGTGACAGGAAACATCTTAGACACTTCAAAAGAGGCTATTAACGAAAAACAAGTGATGTCACTTTTTGAAAGCAGAAAGGCAGTATTATTGAAAGTTAAGGGCAGCTTTGAACGCTCCGAAAAATGGCTATTAAACACTATTTTCAAATTAAGGTATGACAGCCTATTTATTGATTGTAGTGTAAATTATGGCAGCGAGTTCTTTTTATATGATGCATCTACCCTCTTAGGGTTCTATGAATCTGCCAGAGCAGCCCAATTGGACAGCATCACATTAGACTTTTTACAAGAGCAATACTTTGCAACCAGGTACAAGAACAACAGGGAACAATTTGCAAGGGTTCAAATCATATTAAACTTAGACCCCTTTAGACATTTGAGCGCCTCACAGGTGCAAATCATGTACGAAAAAGGTCACATTGAATACAGCGATTATATTTTAAAAGTCAACTTTTCTAGCTTATTACAAAAATTTGAAAGAGAAAATATACTAGTAACTGAATTTGGAAAAGATTTGATTTTCAATAAACGGATTGAAATAATTAAAACAAGCTTAGAAAGCTACATTATTAAACCAGCCCTAGAAATAGAGAGGGCGCAATCAATTTCAAATGGCATCCACAACACCACCAACTAAGAAAACGACTACAGCGAAATATGAAGTTTTGAAAGGTGAAGAGAAAACAGTAGTTGCAATTGTCGAAAGAAGAGAACGTGACCCCGACACGGGCGAAAAGATTTCAAAACCTTTCACCTACAAGGCAGATAGTCGAATGTGGTCAATTTTCCTGAAAAATAGAGCTAGTCAGGGTTTGAAAGTTAACCAAATTTTGCACCTGCCAAAAGGAGCAAAAAACATGCAGCCAGATCCAGACAAAGGGTGGTCCACGATTAAGTAATAATAAATCATTTTTTTATAACACATAAATTAAGCGTAAAGTTTATGGCATTAACAGCAGAAGTCTTAAAACAACAGGAAGTCTTAAAGAGCCTAACAGATGACCAATTAACAGCAATTTCCAACCTTTCCAAAAACGATGAAACAACCGTGATAGGAAAAGAGATGGGAACAATTCTAGGAAGTATTGATTCAGTCATTTTAGAACTGACTGGAAAAAATAAACCACACGGCATGAAAACCAGCGATTTTGTGAAAACAGAATTAAGCAGTTTAAAAGCAGCAGGAAACAGCAGCGAACTAATAACGAAATTAAACAGACTACAGCAGGAAAAAGCAGACTTAGAAAACCAAATAGCAAACGGTTCATTAGATACAGCATTAAAGGGGAAAGTTTCAAGTTTAGAACAACAGTTACTAGATAGAACTACCTCTATCGAGCAGTTACAAACGAAGCTGAACAGCGAAAAAGAAAAGTACCAAAGCGATTTAGAGGGCTTGAAATGGCAAGCAGAATTTGGACAAGCCTTAAACGGCTTCGCTTATAAGTCAGAAGATATTATCCCAAAGGCTTTGAGAGATTCGCACCTGTTGAGCGTAAAACAGGCAGTAAAAGGAAGGGTGAAAATGGATTTTGTTGACCAAGGTGGAGTAAAGAAAACAGTTTACCGCAATGAAGATGGGATTTTGATAACATCACCAAACGACCCAAGCCAGCCAGCTAGTTTGCTGGAAATTATGACCCCAGACATAGCGCCAATCATGGCAACAGGCCACACGGCAGCAGGAGCAGGAACACAAGCAGCAGGAGCAGGAAAAGGGGCAGCAGGTAGTATAAGCATTTCAGGGGCAAAAACGAAAGTAGAAGCCACCGCAATGATTGAAAAGCAATTAGCTACCCAAGGAATTGCCAGAAATACAGCCGAATATCAAACAAAATTAAAGGAAGCTTATAT